GCAGGAGAAGGTCCTGCTCGGCGGGGATCTTTCCAAACTCACTTCGCCAGAACGCCTATCGTTTTACAATGCACTCTGTACCAGTCTCGGCGTCAACCCGTTGACGCAGCCGTTCGAGTTTATCATTTTGAACGGGAAGCTTCGCCTCTACGCCAAGAAGGATTGCACGGACCAGTTGCGGAAGATTCACGGCGTCAGCATCGTGCCGGGCAGTACCCGCGTGATGCAGGTTGAAGATGTGCGGGTGGTGGTCGTGGCCGCGCAAGACAAGACTGGGCGCACGGACGAAGGTACTGGCGCGGTCACCGTCGGGCATCTCACGGGGGATGCCCTCGCTAATGCCATCATGAAGTGCGAGACGAAGGCCAAGCGGCGCGTCACCCTCTCGATTTGTGGTTTAGGGATGCTGGATGAGATGGAAGTGGAAACGATTGCTGGCGTTGCGCCGCAGTTTGCGGTAAAACCGCAAGAGGCTAGCCCCGAGCGCCTCTCGGAGGGAGGTTCTGTAAGTGGGGATGCTCCTGCGCCTCGGACGGCGGCGGAGTTTTGCCAGCAGCAAGCGGAGGCTCTGGCGGTGCGGTTTGGCTTTGGCAAGCACAAGGGCAAAACGCCGGCAGAAGTGCCTGATGACTACCTGGCATGGTGCGAGCCTGTGCTGCATGAGATGATTGAAGACCCCGCAAGAGAAAAATTTCAAGCTGCAAATCAATTGTTGTTAGAAGCGGTCCGAGAAGAAGTCTTAAACCGTAAGGGGCTATTGACGTAATCACACGTATGGACGTGCAAGATGTTTTTTTTGCTGGCACCCTGCCAGGACTCAACGAAATGCTGGCGGCCTCCCGATCGCAAGGGCGGACGGGGTATGGTGGATCCTACGCTCGAAGAAAGATTGAGATAGAATCAGACCTCATTCGGCAGATTGTGGCGGCAAAATTGCAGCCTATTGACCAGGCGAGGCTCGAGTTTCTATGGATTGAGCGTAACCAAAAGAGAGACAAGGATAATATAGCGGCAGGGCGAAAGTTTATTCTTGATGCGCTCGTTCAAGCAGGCATCATTCCTGGCGATGGGTGGCGGCACGTTGCAGGGTTTACAGATGAGTTTGGAATTAGTTCTGAGTGCCCTGGCATTAAAGTTGTCCTCAGACGGGTGTAGAAAAGGAGGATGTGATGAATCCAGATACACTTACTTTGGCATCAGCGATCGCGGCTCGCGATTATGGGATAGATGCGATATCACTTTCCCATGAACCGTTTATTTCTATTATGCGAAAGGTCGCAGTGACGATTTCCCAGCGGGATGGGCAGGTGACGTCGGATATGCTTCGACTTCTGGCATCCTCATGGGGGTTAATGCCGCAGCATCCAAATGCGTGGGGGGCAATTTTCAAAACTAAAGGTTGGCGGATGATTGACCGTCGCCAAAGCCAGATCGTCACTAGCCACGCCCGATGGATAGGCGTCTGGAAATGGGAACAAGATAACGACGTTGCAAATGCGGCTGGACAGTATACGCTTCGCCCAGATTTTTCGCAAGATTGGGTATGATCACAATTGGAGGGAAAGATGGAACGAACCCATTATTGGTTTGATCGCCAGCCGATCTTTAAAATTTTCCAGCGCCCCCCCAACCGATTACGATTTTACAAATGTCAAGCACCTGACTGCGGGTTAGTCATCCATTATTTTCCAAAGAAGGGAGAACGTCCAATCTGGTGTTCGGACCGCTGCCGAGCTAGAGAGCGGCAGCGTCGATTAAAGCAAATGAAAGCAAAAAATCCTTGCTTCAAGAAGAAACGCCACAAAGGAGTTTTCGGGACACAGCATTGGGGATTTCGCTGAAAAGGAAGAGGAGCTTATGGACGGACTATGCTTTGATAATACGGAGTGTTTCACTGGTCCCTGCCTAACAGAGCTAGCCTGTAGCCGGTGCCGATCAGGTCGTTTATTAGAAATACGTGTTACAGAAGATAGGCATCGTCTATTACTGTGTCCAACGTGTTGGTCGTGTGGTCTGACAGCGGTTGAACCACTGTTGAGCCGCTGCACCGCGAGAATCAGTGACAACGAATCGGATGGATGTGAAGGAAAAGTACGCAATTAGACGGTGTAGGAAAGGCGACCAGCGCAAGCTACCGCTAGAAAAATAAGGATGAATGACTTGCTGACCGTCGGCTCGCTCTTTGCCGGAATCGGCGGCTTCGATCTGGGCTTGGAACGCACGGGCGGGTTCAAGACCATGTCAGCCGTTGGCGCCCATCACCGGAGGGATCGAGTCTGGGAGGTACACCAATGAAGGGGTTTAATTGTGTTCAAATGGGAGGATTTCTAACGCGAGATCCTGAATTACGGTACGCTCAGAATGGTACTCCCGTATGTACGTTTGGGTTGGCTGTCAACGGGATTGATCTCGAGGAAAAGAATCCTACGGTGGTATATATTGACGTCGTATCTTGGCACAAGCAGGCTGAGGCGTGTGCGAAGCATCTAATAAAAGGGCGGCTGGTGTTAGTTGAAGGCCGGTTAGCCATGAGACGGTGGGCGGATCGGTTTCAGGTAGAAAAAGTTCATTACGAAATCATGGCGCGGGCAGTCCATTTCGTGCAGCCACAGGTCAACGTCGAGGTAGCAATGGATTGAGGATAACCACTTATTTTGGGAGGCGATGATGTTACGGTCAGTCATATATGGAAAGATCAAGAACCTAGAACGGTATCAGCACTACACGAAGCGGAACCCACCTTGGGTGAAAATCTACAAAGAGATTCTCTCCGATTATACACTCCGCCGGCTGCCCTGTTCGGAGCGATTCCTCCACATTGGCTTGATCATTTTGGGGGCAGAGACTGGAAATTGCGTGCCATTAGACCCAGATTACTTAAGTGAACGACTTGGATTCAAGGTATCTGAGGACATGCTAACCACGCTAAAAGACGCAGGGGTCCTGCTAGCAACACGCAAGCACTGTGCTAGCAACGTGCTAGGCTTAGAAGAGAAGAGGAGAGAAGAGAAGAGAAGAGAGGTGGCTACGCCGATGATGTCGGAGCGGGGGAGGGCCATCTTGGAGAAACTCGGGCGGGGAAAGGGAATGCCGGAGGTGGAGCGATGAGACAAATCCCGCTCACGCTGACGGCTAAGATGCGGCATGGGGTTCTTTGGGAACTGCGGAAGCGGTTTAGGACGTCTGCGGCGCTGGCGAAGTATCTGGGACTGCCGCAGACCTACTTTGGGCAACTGCTGAATCTCAAAAAAACAATGAACCGGAAGCGGATGCGTCACGCGACGGTGCGCCGGCTGGACAGGAAACTGGCGAAGTTCGGGCTGCTGTGGGAGGACGTCTTTCCACCGATCTCGCAGGATTGGCTGGATCGACCGAAGGATTTTGAGATCAGCCAAGGGGAGTTGCCGGAATGGTTGCAGCTCACGGCGCAGAACTTTAATCAACAAATGCGACAGCTCGAGTGCGAGGATCGTGTGAACCAGGCGCTCCAGACGGTGCGGCCGGTGGATCGCCGGGTACTCGAGATGCGCTTCGGCTTAGTCGATGGACAGGAGCGGACCCTGCGCGAGATCGGAGACGAGTTCGGGGTGTCGCCAACGTGTATTCGATTCAAGGAAGCACGGGGACTTCGGTCGTTGCGACACCCAGCGCGGAGCAAGTTGCTCAGGGGACTTGTCATCGAAGAGGATCCGCTCCTAGCGTATTGGCAAAAGGAGGCGCGATGAGCTCTGGGCGACCAGCATCGAGACCGGCGAGGTGGTCTGGTCGGGGACGGCCCGGAGTCCCTACACGGCGCAATACTACGAGTCGAGCCCGAGGCCGGAGTGCATCCGGCTCTTGACGGATCATGCTCTAGCGACGGCGTTTGGGTTTCAGCAGCCTGGCGAGCAGGCTGGGGGATGCCGATGATCTTCCTGCGAAAAAAGCGAATTAAGCGAACAAAGAGGGACTTCTTTCGCTTATCTCGCTTATTTCGCAATATTGAATTCTGCCAAGGAAGGTGTGCAACCCTTCATAATGCAAGCTGAAATGCACAGCCTGGGGTGGTACGGGTCTAGGTACAGGAGTGGAAGAGTCAGAGTAGCGGTACAAGTGAAAGAAGGGTTGCCGTATATAGGAAAGTGTCCGTCCCACTTTCCTTTCCAGGACAGTCCCAGGACGATTCGGGACAGTGTCCCGATGGTCTGACAGCGGTTGAACCACCTCCCCAACTGCCACCCATAGTTTGGAATTTTGATTGATTCATTGCCTGATAAACGCTTGTTTAGCTCGTAGCCTGTCATCTTTGTTAAATTATCACCCCGTTGAAGCAATCTGGATAACTCTACGTCAGTTGGCAACCAGAAATTCACCCCACCAGCCTACTCCATATTGATGTCATTGGCGAACAAGTTCTTACGCCTTGGCTACCTGCCGAGGTGTCATCAGCTCAGCCACCACTTCTCGCTGATGCGTTGCAGCACGTTGTGCAGTACATGCACGGCATGGGTGTGACCCAGTCCGACGTCGAAGCCTACAAGTGGTTCGACCTGGTCGCGGCCTGCAATCGTGATTAAACTTGGCACATCAATCCTCCCCGGGCAAACTGCCAAGCGGTACCATTGGTTGTGATATTTATTCGTGTTGGTTCTATATGCTGTTGACAGACTCAATTAACCTGCTTTATGTAAATGCCCATGAGACGTTCAGAAAAGCATAAGCCCCGCCTTCTCGATCTGTTTTGCTGCGCCGGAGGGGCTGGCGTCGGTTACAACAAAGCCGGGTTTGAGGTCGTGGGGGTTGATATTAACCCGCAGCCGAATTACCCGCTCCCCTTCATTCAAGCTGATGCCTTGACGCTCGATCCGAAATTCATTGCTCTGTTCGATGCAATTCATGCTTCCCCGCCGTGCCAGTCCTATTCCGATCTGGCCAAGAGAAATGGAAATGGGGATAAGTGGCCGCGTCTGATTGAGCCAATCCGAGAGGTACTCCGTCGGTCCGGTCTTCCATATGTCATAGAGAATGTAGAAGGAGCCCCGTTATTGAATCCTGTGGTGCTGTGCGGAACGATGTTCTCTGGACTTCGCGTAATCCGCCACCGTCTATTTGAGGCCAATTTTGAAATCGTGCAGCCTGACCACAAGAAGCATCCCAAGGTTCATACCTTCGACAAACGTAAATCACACTTCGGGAAAACCAATGAATGGAAGAACTTTGTTCAGGTCTCAGGCGGAGGCAACTGCACGCTTGCCGCTGCCCGTGATGCTATGGGTATTGATTGGATGACGAAGGGCGAAATTAACGAATCCATTCCCCCCGCCTACGCGGAATTTGTGGGGCGACAATTAAAGCAGCATCTCGCGCTCCTCGGACATCCCGCCAAGGTCAAGAAGAGTGCCTAAGCCGGGCGCCAAGGCACTCAAAAAAGATTACCTCCTTGCTCATATCGGGAAGATAGTAACCTCTGCACAGCTTCGCGATGCTGCCGGTGACCGCGTGGAGTGGGCCAGGCGTGTACGCGAGCTGCGCGAGGACGAAGGCTGGCCAATCCTCACTCATAATGACCGTGCTGACCTAAAACCCGGTCTATGGGTAGGTTTTGCCTCATTGGCACCCTGCGGTATTCTCCTCTTGCATTAAGGTAACATGTAATGTTACCTTAATGTGACATATGCAAGAAAATCTACATACTCCACAGACCCTCCCTGATGAAGCTGTGTTAAATAAGACACGGCACTCCAACGAAAAGTACACAGCAGAAAAGATTATCGAGGCGCTGAAGACTTCGCGGGGGATGATTGCGGTAGCCGCCCGGGTCCTGGGCTGTGACAGAAAGACGATTTACAACGCCATCCAGCGGCACCCTGCTATCAACGAAGTCGTGGCCGGTGAGCGCGAGTTGATGGTGGATTCGGCTGAGCTGAAGCTGATTGAAGCGATTCATAAGGGTCAGTCGTGGGCCATTGCGTTTTGCTTAAAAACCCAGGGCCGGAGCCGTGGGTATGTGGAACGGCAAGAAACGGTGAACACCGTGGTCAGCATGGCCGATCTCGTCTTGATGTCACATATCCCAGCAGATTCAACATCATCAGGGAACGACACCGCATGATTGAGAATCGCAACCTAGTGGCGCGAGCGAAGGTTGACCAGTGGCGGGCGGACCCGGTGTTTTTTGTTCGGGACCAATTTAACGTACAGCCGGATGCGTGGCAAGCCGAAGCGCTAACGGCATTTCCGAAGAGCCAGCGTATGGCGTTCAAATCCTGTAAAGGCCCAGGGAAAACAGCCGTGCTTGCGTGGCTCGCGTGGAATTTTTTGGCAACGCGACCCTGGTGCAAGGTGGCTGCGACCAGTATTTCTGGCGACAACCTCTTCGATAACCTCTGGCCGGAAATGGCAAAATGGCAAAGCAAATCCGAATATTTGAAACTCGGGTTTGAGTGGCAAAAAACTCGGATTGTGTGCCGAGAGTTCCCCGAAACTTGGTGGATGTCCGCACGGCAATGGGCAAAATCTGCAGATCCTCAGCGGCAAGCCGATACCCTAGCGGGGATACGTGCCGAGTACTTACTGTTTTTACTCGATGAGGCCGGGGGGATTCCGGATTCCGTGATGGTAGCAGCCGATGCGGCGCTGGCAACGGGCAAAGAATCGAAGATCGTCATGGCCGGAAACCCAACCCAACTGGAAGGGCCGCTCTACCGGGCGTGTACCTCGGAGCGTCATCTCTGGCGCGTTACCGAAATCACGGCAGACCCGGACGATCCGAATCGTACAACTCGGGTGTCTGTGGAGTGGGCAAAACAACACATTGAAAAATACGGCCGGGACAATCCGTGGGTGCTGGTCAACGTGTTTGGAAAATTTCCACCATCCAGTCTCCAAGGGCTGCTTGGACCGGATCATATTAGCGAGGCTATGCAGCGTAAACCCCAAGATACCAACTCTAATATCGCGCCGAAAATTCTTGGGGTAGATTGTGGACGATTTGGCGGAGCGCGGTCTGTCATTTTCCCCCGGCAGGGGCACTCTGCGTATAACCCCGTAGTGATGCGGCCTGATCGCTCCGAGCGAGATTGGACGGCGACCTTTGCAGGCCGCATCGCCCAAGCGATTGAAACATGGAAACCAGACGCCGTTTTCATTGACGACACAGGCGGGTGGGGTGCTGGTGTCGTGGATGCACTTCAATCAAGCGGGTATCCGATTCAGCCAGTGAATTTTGGAGCGAGGGCGATCGATGCGCGATATAAAAACCGACGTGCAGAAATGCACTTTCTCGCGGCTGAATGGGTCAAAGCTGGCGGAGTGCTGCCGGTTATGCCGGAGCTGGTGAGGGAAGCGACCGTCTCGAATTACTGGTTCCGTAACGGGCAATTCCAACTCGAAGAAAAGGAACAAGTCACCAGTAAGTTACATGGCGAGTCGCCTGATCTCTGGGATGCGTTTTGCCTGACCTTCGCACAGCCGGTGGCGTTGGCGACGGGGCTGCCCTGGGTAGATCGGCAGTCGGGGAAGGCGTTAATGGAGCGGGACGAGGAAACAGTGGGGAGTGCATGACGACCGAGTCGGCGGTGCAGACGGTTCGAGCGCTCGAGGTCGGGGATCTTTCACGACTAGCGGCATTGGCGCCGGAGTTTCTTGAAGAGTTCTACGGCTGGCGAACCAGCTGCAACACGGAACAACTAGAGGCTAAGTGGGCGAGGCTGTATGCCTCCGGGGTCGGCATCGTGTTTGGCTTATTTGAAGGGGACGACCTGGTCGGGGCCTTGGGAGGATTTTTGTATCAGGATTTTTACGACGGCGAGTGGGTGGCGGCTGATTTAGGCTGGTTCGTCAAGAAGGCGTCCCGGCGCGGCCTCAAGCCGTTACTGCTCCTGCGGCTGTTTGAACAGTGGGCAAAGTGCAAGGGGGCGGAGCGGATCACGTTCACCACGATTCTCAACCCGAAGGCGCCGGGGGAGATCCAAGATTTTAGGAGGCTAGGCTATGCACCACGACAGGTGGTTTTTGGAAAACATCTCTGAGCGGAGGCTATGCAGTTGCACAGGATTTGAAATCGGGATGCTTGTGGCAGGCTTAGCAGGGGCAGCTAGCTCGACGGCGCACACAATCTATCAGGCGACTAACAAAGATGACAGCGATATACCTGATATGCCGGCGCCACCAGAATCGGCGCCCGAAGCAGAAAAGGAAGCTTATAAGTCGGCGCAGCTAGCTCGCAAGAGACGCCAGACACAGCAGCGAAAGGTGGCAGGCGTAGAAGGCCGTGAAGGAACCATTTTAACTGGCAACAGGTTGGGAGGAGCAACCCCTAGCATGCAGCCAAACGAAATTGGGGGCATGAACGCAAGCGGGAAATCGTATGGCTCGGCACCCGCCCCGAAAACCTTATTGGGAGGCTAAGAGGGTGGAAACAAAGCGGCAGAGGATTGGTAAAGAAGTTGCCTATTTAAAAAACGAACGGTTGTCGTTTGATTCCCATTGGCGCGAGCTGGGGGAGCATTTTGCCCCTCGGCGAATACGGTTTTTTGACCAAGACCGGAACCGAGGCGAAAAGCGAAATCAGAAAATTATCAATTCGCATGGAGTCTTAGCCTTGCGGACCCTGCGATCAGGGATGATGGCGGGCATCACCAGCCCGGCTCGTCCTTGGCGGAGGCTGACGACGCCGGACCCGGATCTGGCGGAATATGGACCAGTGAAGGAGTGGCTCCATACCGTCAATAAGCGGATGACGACGATAGATCTCCGAAGCAATTTATATAACGTTTTGCCGACTCTCTACGGAGACTGCGGTCTCTTTGGAACGGGAGCGTGCATGATGGTCGATGACCCCGACGACCTGATCCGGTTTTACAGTTTTCCTGTCGGTTCCTACTGGTTAGCGTGCGATCACCGGGGGCTGCCGAATGTCTGTGTGCGGGAGTTTCAAATGACGGTGCGACAATTAGTAATGGCGTTCGGAGATAAGACGGCGTCGGAATCCCGGAAGTGGGACAACTTTAGCCGGCAAGTGCGGGATGCATGGGATAATGGGCGTTATGAGGAAGCCATATCGGTGGTCTCGTTTATTGGGCCGAATACTGAGTGGAGCCCGCAGAAGTTAGAGTCGAAGTACAAGCGTTTTTATTCCTGTTATTACGAAGCAGGGATGTACGCGGCGAACGGGCTGATTAGTTCGGCTGATGCTGAAGATACATTTTTAAGCGAAAAAGGGTTTGACCTGTTTCCTGTGCTAGCTCCGCGATGGGATGTCACGGGGGAAGACACCTATGGGACTAGTTGCCCGGGCATGGAAGCCCTGCCAGATGTCAAAGAGCTACAGATGCTCATGAGAAAGAAAAAGCGGGGCTTGGAAAAGCAAATCGATCCGCCGTTGACGGGGCCTGTAGCGTTGCGGACACAAAAGACATCACTAATGGCTGGCGATATAACCTACCTCGATGTTCGAGACGGGCAGCAGGGGTTACGTCCAATTCACGAAACCTCCTTGGCGTTGCGTGATCTAATAGCGGACATTCAAGAAACGCAGCGGCGCATTTCGCGAGCATTTTATGAAGATTTATTCTTGATGATGGCGCAATCAGACCGGCGACACATCACGGCCCGCGAGATTGACGAGCGGCACGAAGAAAAGCTGTTGGCCCTGGGGCAGGTACTTGAGCGAATGAACGACGAACTGCTGGACCCACTGACCGACTTAGAATTCGACAGAATGGTCAAGGCAGGGCTAGTTCCGCCGCCGCCTAAGGAATTGCAGGGGGTAGACCTGCGGGTTGAATACATATCAGTTATGGCCCAGGCCCAAAAGCTCGTGGGCGTGGCGGGACTTGAACGATTTATTGGCTTTGTCGGCAATATGGCAGCCGCTTATCCGCAAGTGTTGGATAAGATTAACGCCGACAATGTAGTCGATGAGTATGGGGACCGCATGGGCGTGGCGTCTAAAATTATCGAGGATGACGAAACAGTGGCGCTTACGCGGCAGGCACGGGCGCAGGCGCAGGAAACTGCGGCGAAAGCGCAGTCGGTGCCACTGGTAGCAGATGCAGCAAAAACCCTCTCAGAGACGGATATGTCGACGGACAATGCACTGACCCGTGTGTTGGCGGGGGCGTGATATGCCAGAGAAGGCGCTCGTCGGCAACGCGGCAGATCCAGAGCAGGTGAGGCGGGCCGGGGAGCGATCCCTGTCGTTCCGTCAGCAGGAGTTAAATGACCTTGCCTATGTCTTATCAAGCCGACAGGGGCGGCGGTTTCTGTGGCGGCAATTGTGTGAGGCGGGCGTGTTTAAGTCATCGTTTCATCAGAGCGGGTCGGTTGTGTATTTCAACGAAGGCCGCCGAGAAGTCGGTCTGAAACTGCTGGCTGATCTGACGGAAGTCGATCCGTCGATGTACCATCAAATGGCGCAAGAAGCAAAACTTGATGAAGTGAAGCGAGAACCCACGCCCAAAACTAAGGAGGAACACTGATGAGTGTTGAAATCACCACACCGTCGGCTGCCGCACCAGCCACGCCGCCGGCAACGACAGTAGAGACGTCCCCCGTACCGCAGGCTGCGACGACGACTACGCAGGTAGCAACGCCAGCGGCGGGTGAGACTAAAACTGCGGCTGGAGCGCCTCCGGCGCCACTGCTGCTTGTCATTCCGAAGGATAGTTTGCTCGAAGCCTCTGCGAGTGAGAAGACGGCGGCCGAAGCGACGGCCCTGGGACTCTCCCCTGAACAGGCGCAGAAAATGCTTGAGGGAAAGAGCGCAGCGGTGTCTGAGTTTATGAAGGGGCAAGAAGAGAAGTTTGCGAAGCTTACCCGCACGGACTGGCCGGCTCAAATCAAAGCTGACCCAGATTTTGGCGGGGAAAAGTATGCGGAGACCGTGGCGTTGGCGAAGAAAGCGTTCGACCGATTTGGGGATCCTGAATTGGCGAATGTCTTGAACGTCACAGGCTATGGGAACCACCCATTGCTGCTTAAGTGGGCAGCCCGAGTCGGGCGGGCAATGGCCGAAGATAGGGTTGTCGTCAGCCGTGGCGGAGGACCAGCGGGCGGCAAGAGCATAGAAGAAATGTTCTACGGCGGGGCTGGAACCCCGGCGTAGTCGCAATCACGATTACAATGAAGGGAGCACAAAATGGCAACAGTGGGAAATACAGTCTTGACTTTGGCAGATTGGGCGAAGCGACTCGATCCTGACGGCAAGACGCCGTCAATCGTGGAACTGCTGTCCCAGACCAATGAAGTTCTGAACGATATGCGGTGGCTGGAAGGCAATCTTCCGACTGGTCATCGGACGACGGTTCGGACGGGCTTGCCGACGGTGGCGTGGAGGCTGTTGAATAATGGCATTACGCCCAGCAAGTCAACGACCGCACAAATCGACGAGCAGTGCGGAATGCTAGAGGCCTACAGCGAGGTCGATAAAGACCTGGCCGAGCTGAACGGCAACACCAGCTCCTTCCGGCTCTCGGAGGCGCAAGCCTTCATCGAGTCGATGAACCAGGAGATGGCGCAGACCCTGTTCTACGGGAACAGCGGGACGGCCCCGGAGGAGTTCACCGGGCTGGCGCCGCGGTACGCGACCATCTCGGGTGCCAACAACGGCTCGAACGTCCTGAGTGGGGGCGGATCCGGCTCGGACAACTCGAGCGTGTGGCTCATTTGCTGGGGACCGAACACCGTCCACGGCATCTACCCGAAGGGCAGCAAGGCCGGCCTGATCCACGAGGATCTCGGCCTAGTCACCGTCGAGACCGCCAACGGGATCGGCGGCGGCCGGATGCGAGCCTATCGGGATCACTGGCAATGGAAGTGCGGTGTGGCCCTGCGAGATTGGCGTTATGCCGTTCGCATTTGCAACATTGATATTTCCAACCTGATTGCCAAAAGTTCGGCGGCCGACTTGATCGAGCTAATGATCAAGGCGATCCATCGGATTCCGGCACTGAAGATGGGAACGCCTGTCTTTTACATGAACCGGACATGTTTCCAGATGTTGGACATCCAGCGACGGGATGATGTGGTTACTGGCGGGCAGCTTCGCTACGACCAAGTAGACGGGATCATGACCCCAACGTTCCGGGGCATTCCGATTCGCAAGGTTGACCAGCTCTTGGAGACAGAAGCAACAATCAGCTAACACGCGGCCGGCGAAAGCCTGCGTTTAATGAAAGGACACGAATATGAATGTCGACAATTACAACACCTTTTCGGATGCTCAAGCCCTGACTGAGACCACGGTATCTACCAATCTGGTCGATTTATCAGCGGCTCGGGCTATTGGAGAAGGCAATCCATTGGCGGTGATGATTACAGTGGATGTTGCTGCTGACGCAGGGAACAACAATGAAACGTATCAGTTTACGGTGCAGACGGATGACAATTCATCCTTCTCAAGTCCGATGAACCTGACTACAATCCTGTATGGCGCGTTGCCGAGCATTCCGCGGGCACATCTTGCGGCAGGCAGCGTGATTGTGCTGCCGCTGCCAGTTTTGAGCGAGACGACGGGCGAGCGGTATGTGCGGGTTTCCTATACGCTAGGCGGGACGACGCCTTCTGTCACTGTCACGGCAGAACTGCAGCCAATGAATATGGTGCAAGCGTATCGGTCATACGCAAAGGGCTTCACGATTAGCGGGTAGCAGAGTCGGGAAGGGTCAATGGAAGCGGGCTGGGAACCGTAAAGGCATCCTGGCCCGCCCACAATTAGGAGAAACGCCATGTCACAGAAGGCACAAATTCGGGTTCAAGCAATTCGCATGGGCTATCGAGGCGTGGAGCGGGTAAAGCCAGCGACAGTGTTTTTTTTGGATTCAGAGAAAGAGTTTTCTAAACTCTGGATGCGAAAATTACAGCCAGGGGAAATTCCGCCGCCGGTAGAGCAGGACAGAGCGTTGATTCCCGGTCCCAGCGGGGGGGCTACTGGCGGCTTTGTGATCTAGGAGGAACACATGGGAGCAGGACACGATCGAGCTAGTTTCAATACTGACTATGAGACCGTGGCGGCGGGATCGACAAATCAGACTTTGGGAACAACCGGAACCGCTGGAGATATTCTAGAACGGCTGATTATCACAGTGACTACAGCCGTATCAGCGGCCGTGTCAATTAAGGACGGAAACGGCGATGCAATTTCGGTTTTGCCGAACTCGCCTGGCGGGGGCGTAGGGGTTTACGTGGTTGAAGTCGGAGCGCGATGCGTCAACACGACGACGCCCGGTTGGAAAGTCACAACGGGGGCGGGGTCATCGGTCATCGGCGTTGGGCGATTCCGGTAAGGAGGCCTATGAAATTAGTTAATATGAAGTTGGCGGCAGAGAAAACAAAGGAATACGTAGAGCCTACGTTGGTCGGTGGAGACACGAATGTGCCAGCCTATCCCTACGGACTATGCCTGCGCTTGGAAAACGCCCAGTTAGATAAACTGGGCCTTGATATCAAAAACTTGGTCGTCAGCCAGGGCATCAAGCTTTTGGCGCAGGGGGAGATCAAGGGGGTCTACACAAACGAGCAGCAGGGGCAGAAGGCGCAGCAAAGTGTAGAAATCCAGATTACTGAGTTAGTGGTGAAGCTTGAAAATGCCAAGGCGGGAAAGCAGACAGGGGGAGAGGAGTCAAAAGAGCAAAGCGCGGAGACAATCCTTTACGAAGGGGCAGCCTGAGTAACCCCCTGAAAGTGTGGCGGCGAGGCCTACATAAAAAAAATATGCGGGGAACCTTTGTGGATTTTAGTGTTGCTTTTAATGGGGGCACCGTCTGGGGTACAGGAGCGCACGATCTTGGAACGCTTTAGCGATGAGGCGTCGTGTCTGGTGGTGCGTGAGCGGGTGGATCGTGCGATGCGAGAGAGTTATCCGACCGACCAGGATTTTCAGGTGAGGTGTGAGTATAAAGAGGTGCCGACGTTGGAGCCATCGATGCCGCCGAAGCAGTATTTTCTCTACCGATCTGACGGATTTGTGACCGAGATGTAACAAAATGGGGAGGCGGCGGGGCGGTTCTGAAACTAGTCGCATAATTCACCTTAAAAAGGTGTGCGCCTGATGCTGTTCTGGGACTTCCAAACCAAACTGATTGGAGTCAGCATGGTATTGGTAGTCTTTGCGACCAGTTACATGATAGGGCGTACGCAGGGTTATGCAAAAGCGCGGGCGGAGTGTGAGCAGGCCATGTTAGTTGCTATTGCGGAGCAAGCTCAGAAGTCCGCGGCGGCTGCTCAAGCTCAATCCGAAAACTCGGCTCGTTTAGTTAAGAAGGCAATACAGGCGAAGGCCGAGAGCGAGGAGCAGACCGCGTCCTTGCAAAAGGAGCTAGACGAGTATGTGGCAAAGCATCCAGAAGAATGCAAGGTATCTGCTGAGTTTGAGCGGGTGTTTGATGCTGTGGGGCGGGTGCAGCTCGCTCCCATCCCCCCCGACGGGCCTGTGCCCGCCCCCGCCGGTCCCGCCGGAGGAGTTTCTGAATCACCAGAAGCCGGAACTACGACCACTGAAATCTTACACGCCTATCACGAAGCCGTCCAAGAACTTTTTGCACTCTGGGACGACTACGCCGCCTTAACACACTGGGTCCGGTCTACTTATGCGCTAGCGCGAGGGGGATGAATGGCCTACGATGACACGACCTTAGCAAATATGGCCCTAGGGCATATTGGAGTTTCAGAAGAGATTGCTGACGTAAGCACGGAAGCAAGTGCAGCGGCGGCTAAATGCAACCTATTTCTGTTGCAGGCCAAAGAATCAACGCTTGAGGCGTTTGCTTGGCCGGAAGCCACGCAATATACCTACCCGGGACTTGTTGAAAACTTTACTACCCTGCAAACCGCGCACGACTGGGATTACTCCTATCGGTATCCTTCAGATTGCGTCATGGTGCGGCGGATCGTCACTGTGCTAGGACGTCAGGATCCGAACCCGCCGCCATATAAAATTGGCAGTGACAGCACGGCACGTTTGATTTACACAAATGAAATCGATGCGTACATCGAATACACAAAACGCTTGGTTGACCCGAATTTTTATGGTGCGTTGTTAGCCGAAGCCGTGTCTTGGAGATTGGCAAGTTTTATTGCGCCGTCGTTGTCACGAATCAAAGGGATGCAGACGACTGCGATGGGAATCTTCGACATGATTGTCGGCAAGGCGAAGGTTAAGGGGGCCAACGAGCAGCAACATTCGGAACCGCCGGAGAGTGATTTCATCCGAGCGAGAGACTAATGGCATCCGAGACAAACATACACTTTATAGGGGCCACGGGGCTAAAAGATTATTTCAAGAAGCACGAAGCGGGCGTAAACTTAATTCTCCCGATGGCTGATCGTTTGTATAACTCAAAGGATTGATCAATGCCGACGTTTGTTCAGCGGTCTTTTGCCGGGGGCGAGATCGCACCGGCAGCCTATGGGCGGGCCGACCTAGTCAAGTATCAGACCGGCCTCCGGACCTGCAAAAATTTTCTAGTGCGTCGGCACGGCGGCGTGTCCAACCGAACCGGCTCCATGTTTATCAGCGAGCAAAAATCTTCTGCGGCTGCTGGCCGGCTAATCAAATTTGTCTTTAACGCCGCGCAGACCTACGTCCTGCTCTTTGAAAACCTTTGCATGCGAGTAATCAAGCAAGGTGCCGTAGTCGTGGTTTCTGGAGTGCCGGCGTGGTCGAATGCCACATCCTACGTTGTGGGCGATTTGGCCTCCCGACTGGGGATCAACTACTACTGCATTGCGGCACATATTAACCAGCAGCCGCCGAACGCGTCCTATTGGTACGCCATGCCTTCAAATATCTACGAAATCCCTACTCCGTATGGCACGGCGGATCTTTCGACGTTGTACACAGTGCAGTCTGGGGACATCGTCACAATTGTGCATCCTTCTTATGGACCTCGCAACCTTTCGCGTACATCGGATACGACGTGGATACTGTCTTTGATCTCGTTTGCCCCTAAGCAGGAAAAGCCGACTAGCGTGGCGGTTGCAGGATCGGCCGGCAGTAAAACCTATACCTATCATGTCACGGCGTTAGAATCGGAAACATTTGAGGAAAGTGAGGCGGCAATCAAGACGCAAGGATCATTGACCGATCCGTCAACAGCTAACCCGCACACGATTTCTTGGGTCGCGGCAGCAGGGGCACAAGAATATAACATTTATGTAGAGGTCAACGGAGTTCCGTCTTTTATCGGGGCGGCAGTAGGTACGACGTTTACCAATGATAATATCAAGCCCGACAGTGAGCTGACCCCGCCGCAAGCGCGGGCGCCGTTTACGTCTGCAAATAACTATCCTTCAACGGTCGGCTACTACCAGCAACGACGAGCCTATGCAAACACAAATGCGTACACGGAGAAGGTGTGGCTGTCGAAGTCAGGAAGCTTTAATAATTTCGGCATTTCAAGTCCGTTACAAGATGATGACGCCGTGACCTTTCAAATCGCGGGCCGGCAGGTCAACGAGATTCGACACCTCATGGATATTGGAAACTTTATTCTCATGACGGAAGGCGGAGAATGGGTAGCTGAAGGCGATGCTAATCTCAATGGGGCGTTGACGCCGACCGGGATCGGGTTGAAGCAGCACAGCTACTATGGCAGTGCCAAAATTCCGCCAGTGATCATTGGCAACAACCTGCTGTATGTACAGGCTAGGCAGTCCCTAGTGCGGGACTTGCGGTATGAATTCTCCACAAACGGGTACGCAGGAAACGATTTGACTGTTTTTGCGGCCCATCTGTTTGAAGGTTACACCATCAACTACTGGGACTATGCCCAAATACCGCATTCCATTATTTGGGCCGTGCGCTCTGATGGCGAGTTGGTTGCGCTTACTTACCTGCGGGAACATGAAATTTGGGGGTGGCATCATCACACTACGGACGGGTCGTATGAATGCGTGTGCGTGGTGCCCGAGGGCTTAGAAGATGCGATCTACGTCTTGGTGAAACGAACAATTAACGGAACCACGAAGCGGTATGTCGAGCGTTTTGCTTCGCGTCAGGTAACCGACGTAGCCGTAGATGCAAAGTTCACGGACAGCTTTCTGTCTTGGGATGGCCGCGCCAGCGTTCTTGCGCCGTCCACAACCATGACTCTGTCTGGCGGGACGACGTGGCAATATCAAGAAAATTTAACCTTGACAGCCAGTGCAGGATTTTTTGCAGCTGCGGATGTCGGCAACGCCATTCACTTATATTTAAATGAAGAGTCGTTAATTCTAACGATTCAGTCGTATACAAGTGCTACTGTAGTGACAGTGTGGTCGAATCGAACCGTGCCGGAAACTTTCCGGAACGTGGCCTTTTCAAATTGGGGCAAGGCCGTGGATGATGTGTCCGGGCTTTCGCATTTAGAAGGGAAAACAGTGGCGATTTTGGCTGACGGACATGTGCTGACGAACGGGCACGACGATCCGGCGACAGTGGTGGCGGGAGGAGCGATTCCGACTTTGCCTCGTCCTTATGTGGTGATTCATGTTGGCTTACCAATTGCCTTTCCGGATATCGAACTTTTGGATATGGAAGTCATTGGTCAGGAAACCTTGCTGGATAAGAAAAAGATAATAACGTCTGTTACCATCAACGTCGAAAGTTCGCGGGGCATCTGGGCCGGGCCAGATGCAAATCATTTATACGAATACAAGCAGCGCACAGCTGGGGATTTAGAAGCGGCGATTCCGTTAACAACCGATCAGGCAGAGATCATTGTGCAATCGTCGTGGAGTAAAACTGGTCGCGTGCTGATTCGGCAGCGTGACCCGCTGCCTTTGACGGTTCTTTCCGCCATGCCAAATGGCGAGATGGGAGGCTAGGATGCCTTGGACGGCAGACGGGACGGAATTCATTGCGGAACTCTCACAGGATGCGGGGGTGGCATCGGGGGCGTATACGAAGGCCGATGTCGGGCCGGGCGCGGCAGCTGGTTTGTCCGGCTACGGGCTTGCGGGGGCGATGGCCCTCTCAGGAATAGCCTCCCTGTTCACAGGTTCGGCACAGGTCCGGGCCGGCCGAGCCCAGAAGAAGATGATGGAATACAACTCGCGGGTGGCCGACCTTCAATCCGTGGACGCCCTTCTGCGGGGAGACGTTGCGGCCAAGCGTCAGGGCCGGATCACGAACAAGGTGATCGGCGTACAGCGGGCTGCCTACGCCGCGCAAGGGGTGACCCTGGACGTCGGCTCGCAGGCGGACGTCGAGGCTGACACGGTGTTTCTCGGCAAGCTTGAGGAGATGCGTATCCGCAACAATGCAGCCCGTGAATCCTGGGGCTACAAGGTGCAGGCCCGCGATCTCTCCCTGCGGGGGCAGTACGCCCTGCAAACCTCTCAGATGCAGGCCATCGATACTTTATTAACGAGTGGAAGCAAACTTGCCTTGGCTAAGTACGGATTTGGGCGTAGTCCGTTTGCGACGGATCCGACCATCACACGATAGAGGGGGCGCAATGCCAAAAGTCCCACAATTAGCAGAACAGGTAGATATTGCGCCGATTCCTGGGGTAAGGCTGACAGCGGCGCCGACAGCGGAAACATTTGGGGCGGGAATCAAGCAAACCATCGACCAAGTCGGGTTGGCTGTGTACACGCGGGCGGTTCGTGAGGAGGACGACGCGGCGATTCAACACGCTGCAACCAATCTCAACAAAGCAGCCATAGACACGCAGCTGCTCGTTGAAAAGCTCCGCGGCAAGGAGGCCCTCGGCGGCACGGAACTGGTAGAAAAAGAGTGGGAAAAACACCAGAAAACTGCCCTGAATTCGCTGAACTCGGATCGGCAGCGGAAGGAGGTGACCCACCTAGCGCAGACACGCTACCTGCACCTCTATCAGTTCGCGCAGGAGCATGGGTTCAAGGAACATAATGCCTACAAGGACCAGGAGGATCTGGCCTATTTGCAAGCCTCGACGGACTTGGTGCGGCTCAATGCAGACAACCCGTTCATTGTCGAGGAGCAGAAGAAGGAACAAGAGCGGGTTCTCACGAACAAGGCTGAACGCAAATCGGTGACGGGGACGCCGCTGGAAGCAGCGTGGAAGGCGGCGGCCCTCTCCAGGACGAACACGGAGGTCGTCACCGGCCTGTTGATGAACGGCATGGACATGAAGGCCAAGGATTACTACGAAGCAAACAAGAATCATTTCACCCACGAGGATCGAGACACCGTGGATGGGTTGGTCTTGGAAGGCAGCACCAGAGGGCAAGCGCGACGGCTGACCGACTCCTTAATTCAACAGCACGGCATCAACACGCCGGAACAGCGGCAGGCGCTGTTTGATGACATCAATAAGAACATTGAGAACCCGAAGGTGGCCGATCAGGTCCGACAGCGGGTGGAACACGAAATCAGCTCCTTCGATCAACTGGCGAAGGCCCAAGCGGAGCGGAACTTCTTGAACGCCTCCAAGATGATCGAGGAGACGTGGCAATCGACGAATAAGCCGGTGCGGGACATCATCCCCGTGGATGTGTGGAACAGCCTCACCCCCAATGAGCAGAGCACCCTTGAGCAAAAGCTGGCTCGGCTCAGGACGCCCGTGAGGCCCCATGATCCAGAAGCCTGGTTCCGGTTTAATACCATGACGAGTGAGGAACTGGCACAGATCCCCCCGGCGAAACTGATGAAGGAGTTCCTGAACAAGTTCGATGATTCGCACTACGATCGGGGGTTGACCCACTACAACGCGGCGATCAACGTCAAGGCGAAGAAGGACAGCAAGACGCCTGACGAGAAGTTTGTCTCAGCCCTGACGACACGGGAACGAATCAGGAACTCCTTCAACCTATCGGGCGTGGCCAAAGATCCGAAGAAGCTGACCACAGAGGAAGCGATCTGGTTTGATCGGTACGAGACGGCGGCGGACAAGGCGCTCTCGGTGCTGCCGAAGGATGC